ATGTTTGGAGAGGTGTGAGCCATCCTACCTGTAACAGTCTTGAGAGTTAGAACTCTCCCATGAACTCTGCTTGAAGAATCAGCAGCCTCAATCCAAGATTTAACTTGGGCGTATCTCTTACCTAACAAGAGGTATTCAGATATTTTCTTTGCCTCTGGCAAATCAATTGTTTCTAAGACTGCCTCATCTACAATAACATTTCCTTTATCTGTTTTCTTTTCTGGCTTCCATCCAAGTCCCATCAACCTTTCTGCTATCTGCTTTCGAGATGCAGGATTGAATGGAGTTACAATATCGGCAAGAGGTTTGCCTGATCTTTTGTGGGTTCTGCCAGAGATAACATGAGGTGGAAATATATTTTGTAATTCATTCTCGATGTTGTCCATCTTATCTTCAACAGAGGACACAAACGTAGTAGACTTTTGTAAGTCTAGATAAAACCCATTACGTTCCTGCTCATCGATAATACTTTTTATCTTATGCTCAAGTTGAATTGATCTAGCAGAGAATATATTTTGTTGTTGTTTGAAATATTTATATAAAGAGTATGTTACATTAACATCTTGTTTACAATAGTCCAACATATCTTCAGAGAAATTACTGAAGCTTTCAACCTCACCTTTATGGATTCCTAATCTAACGCCCCAAGATTTTAAGCTATGACCGTTATCTATTATTGGATTATAAAGTTGCGATAAGATCATTGTGTCTATGATCCTATCACATTGAATGTTAGTTCCAGTAAGTCTATTGAGTACAGGAGCATCAAAAGATATACCATTATGCATTACAAATTGTGACACACTCCTAGCAAAGTTAGGAAACTTAACGTAACACTCATCTCCTACAAAGGTATATGGCTTTTTACTTTCGATATCATAAGCAACAATACAATGAATTTTTGTTGCATCAATAGCATCTGTTTCTATATCAAGAACTACACTCATAACTACACCTACCCTTCGTAAGTGAAATCCTTATTTAATTTTTAATAGCTTTGCTTTCTTTAAAGGAATGACAAAGAAGTATTCTCCCTTGCTGACATACCTGTTTGATATCTCCTCCAGTGGAGAGGAGTCTACCACATCAGCAGGAATTTTCCAAGCCTGTTTATATTCTTTATTAAAAATAATAAAACTTAGTGATGCCTCATTATTTTTTGCCAATGCAATCAACCTCTTCTTTCTTTCAGGAAGACGTACATCTTCCCAAGACTCAGGCCAATCTCCAGACCATACAAGCTTTGTTTCTACTTCTGTATAGTACAGTTTGCCAGCTTTCTCACTAACAATATCAGGCCCATAAGTTTCTGTTTTATCTAAAATCTTATGTTCCTTAGACTTTAAATACGCTACTCCTTTTTGAATAGCTTTGCTATTAGTTTCATTATATAAATCTCTATTGAATTTTTTCCTGACACTAGCTACAGGGCTAATCCTGTTTACTCGACAAGTCAAAATGCTTCTCCTTCTTCTTCGTCTCTAACCTCAAATGGATTAGATATCTCAGTTAAACGTCCTGTATCTTTATCATAGAAAAGATATGTTGCTGGACCTACCTCACCACTATATCTATTTTTAAGAACTCGAACAAGTGTTGTATTAGCAAGAGTCTCGTCTGTCTCTTGTTGATTTCTCTCCAAGGCATATACCATGTCTGATAATTGAGCTATACTATGGCTACCTCTAAGATGGGCAAGGCTAACCTCTCCACCTTCTTCATGGGACTTTGAAGAGTTTGCTCGACGTAGGTGGGACACTAGGTTTAAAGATATACCTGTCTCCTCAACCAAGCTTCTTAGCTTAGTCATCAGAACATCTATACCTCTCCTCTCATCTCCATCTTCTTGACCAGACACAAGGATAGACAAGTGATCTAAGAATATCCATTTACAGTCTAAAGCTTTTGCCATATACCGGATTCGAGACAGTATCTCATCGTTAGATATAGAACCAAAATGGTCAAAAGCGAAAAGTCTCCCTGTCCCAATAGTCTTCTCCTCCCAGCGAGTCATCTGTTCTCTGGTAAATTGATCTCTAATTTCTTTAATGTATAATCTTTGGTTCGCTTCGACTGCCATCAAGTTGAAGGCTGTCTTCTTGGTGTTCTCCTCAAGCGCAAGGATACCTATATTATCTTTCGTATGATATAGAAAGTAATGCATAAGTTCTCGCAACACAGAACTCTTACCCATACCAGAGCCAGAAGTCCAGGTCACAAGCTCTCCAGTTCTACAACCAAAAGTCTTTTCATTTAAAGAAGGCCAAGGATAAGCAACACTCTCACAGAAGTCCTCTTCATAAAGAGAGTCTCCTAGATTACCTAAATTAATAATACCAGCGGGTGTGTAGGGTTCAGCGTTCCACCAAGCCTTAGTAAATTCTTCTCGACAACCAGCCTTTAAATAATCTGAAGCATCTTTAAATGTTGTAAGCTTTACGATGCTACATTTATTCGGCTCGAATAGAGATGCGACTTGGTTCGCTGCTTCTCTTCCGGCTTTGTCCTTATCAAAACATAGAACAACATTATCAAATGAATTAAGATAGTCCATGTTCTTTTGAACATCAGATACTGCTGTAGTGGAAGACCTTACAGAAACACAAGGCCACTGACTACCAAACATTTGGTATGTTGAAGCAGCGTCCAGCTCTCCCTCTGTAATCGTAACGTATTTACCTTTAGCAGGAAAGTTTTTCTGTCCGAACAAAGCTGCGTTACTGATGTTACCTTCAGTGGGAAAGGTTTTGTTTGCAACAACTCGAAACTTATTAGCTACATGCGAACCGTCAGTATTATAATAAGGATATACATGTTTAATAATATTTCCTTGAGCATCCTTTACAACTGAAATACCGTAGGCTTTACAGGTAGCAGCAGTAAGTTTGCGATCTGGAATGTCTTGATAGTTTTTATCTTCAGTCATGTTTTTAGAGTAAACTTTAAGGTTAGCATTAGAGGGTTGAACCTGTTCCTGATCTTGCATACTAGAATCCTTTGAATATGTTTTACAAACAAAGCAAAAAGCACTACCATCATCATACAAGGCATTACCGTCTGACGATCCGCACTCATCACAATTAACATGCTTTACAAACTTAGCATCTTTCTTCATGTATTTCTCCTCATAATTAAATAACCTACAGTTCGTAAGAACTTACTGTAGGTTCTTTAATTAGTTCTGGAATTTTAAAATATTATCTGGTACTTACAATTGCATAACTGTTAGGCCCAGCCTTTAAAGCAACAAGAAGTGATTCTCTGTCTTTGATAAAAGCTTCTGCATCCTTTCTATTTTTAAAGGAGATGTTTGTTTTTTTACCATCAAAACATATTCTATATGTTCTTCGCTTCATCTCTATCTCCTAGTGTTTTAATCAATGGAAATATTATACTCAATCTTTGTAAACATTCAAGCGCTATTTCTCTATGTTCTTTTTGAGTAGCCTTATCTGTGCGTAGTTGAATGTAATGTATCCATGATCGTAAGGTTCCATTCATATACATGCGAGACATCGTTAAGCCTTCCGGCAGGATAGCTCTTGCCTGTTCTTTAGCTATACCTTTTTTAATAGCCCATGCATACTCTTTTTCTACAGCCCAGAGAACTCTCTTCTGTGCCCATTCCCATTCTGCTTTAAGCAGGTCATCGGCTACCTCAACAGAGTTTTGCCTATTGGTACGGTCTTGAAGCCTTGCCTCTCTTGTTACAAAGTTTAATTCTTTTACGGGATCAGCATACCTTTGACTAAACTCTTGAAAAGAAAAAGACCTATGCCGTAGCATCTGTCGTGCAATATCTCTTGTTGTCTCTATCTCAAGACAAACATTAACCATCTCAAACGGTGACCAGTGTTGATGCTTTATTAAATACCTTAATAATTTTTCAGCAGTCTCCGAGTTATCTTGATTGTTAGGGTTAGAAACCCTAGCACAAAATGTTATAAGTTTTTGAAAATTAAAATGAGCAGGTAAATACTCAGAATTTAATTCTAATTTTGCAGAGTTTGTATATGATATTAAAGATACACTCATTGGTCCTCTTCACTATCTAATAAGTTATCAATAAAATATTTTCTATCAGCCATCAATTCTTCTGCTTCTCTTTTAGATAAGCTTCTAGCTTCTCTTAAAGAATATCCTTCTCGTTGATACTCTCTTGTAAGTTTCTTAAAAATATTTTTGTAGTCTGATTCCCATAAATTTTTAGACATATCTCTCTCATTTAAAGATTTCTTGCGTAGCCCAAGGCTTGTTGCGATAGTTTTTCTAAACTATCTTCTGTAATTTTTAATTTTAATTTTATATAATCATTCTCTTCTACTAAATCTTTAATTCTAATATTAGCATTAGCTAATTGTGTATTCAACTCAAACACATTTCTTTTTAAAATATCTAAGTCATTCATTTTATGAACTCATGTTCTTTTTAATTTCATCAAATAAAACATTTAGTTTTGTTGCTGCTGTGTTTAAGGATTGTTCTTGTTTTAAATTTAAAAACTTAATAGAATTAACATCATCTAAAATATCTAAAATTGTTTTTCTATAATAGATTAAATCCTGTTCTAACCTCTCATCCATTTTACTTAGTTCATTAGATAGCCCTGGAGTTCCAATAGGTAGTCCACCTGACTCTCTTTCTTTTAATTTAATATCTTTAGTAATATTTTTTAGTGACTGTAACATAATCCCTCACATAAATTGTGGTCCTTTATACCAACAGACAATAGAGTATCTGTCGCCATACTTAACTGGAGTTATTTGATGCCACATAAAAGAAGGGAACACAATAATACTCCCTGCATTACGCATCTCTTTTACTGTAGTAAATCTTTTCTTCTCAACTGGAGAAACAAATTTCTGTATCTGAAAATCTCCTCCCTTAAAGTTATCATTCAAGGTTATACACACACTCAACTTGCGTACAAGTCCATCACTATCAGGAAGCATGTCATGGTGCCAAGTGTACTTATCATTCTTAGAATATACACTTACTTGAGGTGTATCATAATTAGTTATATTATAATTCCACATACATTCTTCTTTAGCAAAGCCAGCATACAAACTAAAAATATCTACAAATTCTTTTGAATTTAAAAAAGCAGTTTGGGATTGCCGCTTCTCTTCGTCAACAACATCACCCTCACCCTCATTTATTTTTGAGTTATTTAAATCTAAATCTTTTATAAACTTAACTATATTATTACAGTGTTCTTTTTCTATAGCATTATCATAGACTTTGTATGTTTCCATTTAACTTTCATTTCCTACACTAGAAGGTTTACTTTGTGGTTTTTTTTTTCTGACTCTGTTGTTTCTGATTCCGGTCTTTCTGTATCTGATACACTCTCTCTACTTTCTTGCGAACTATTTTCGGTGACTGCCACAGGTCCAGCGGATGCATCCCTGTTATTGATATCATTACTCATCTCCTAACTTGACTCTATACTTATAACACATACTTAACCTAAACGATACCCCTTCCTTACATCTTTTAAGTATCCTGAAGCACTGTATTTATACTCCTCCTTACAGTGATTAGGAATAAACCTAGCCCCTTGTTCCATACAGTCATCAAGTTCTTCTTCTGTCCATATGGGAAACATGGTAGTCCCTACAGGATAGTCATGTAGGAAATCATTACCAGTTCGAAGATGTACCTCGATAATATTCTTACCTATACATTCTATGTTTAGATGTTTACATTTTAAATATAAAAGAAAGCTAGGAAGATTATGCCGAATGGATTGTATCTCTGAGCTACAGTGAGGCTCAACCATAGACACAGAAACCTTTTCCCAGCTATGAAATTTAGTTAGATTATCTTTTGTTTTATGTTTGCCTTCGGCCACACAAATAGATACCCATCTGTTATCTACTTTTTCAAAGTCAATACTATAATGCTTACCTTCAAAATACTCGCACCAGAAATGACCAGGAGGAATATGAGCATGGTATGTCATGTCATCCCCATCCTTAACAGGATCAAGGTCTATGACCTTTGCGTTTACTCCCATCCCATAAAGATTATATATAGGACGAACAATATATTTACCAGATTTTTTTACAGGTACGCAAGCAGGGCCAGCATCATAACCTAAAGATAAAGATAATTCTAATTTATTAAACAACCATCTGTATTTTGGGTAAGCTTCCCACGCTTGATAGTCTTCGTCTATACTTTGTTCCATATTAAATAACGGGTCAGCCCTACAATTATGTACAACTGACCCGCCCTTTCTTAACAACTAATGAAGATGCTTTGAACTTTCTTGAAAAATTTGTTCTGTTTCCCAAGTGTCTAGACCATTCATAAAATCATTGATATCATCTAGTACAAGTTCTTCAATATGCACCGCTTCAGCAACATCCAGAAGATAGATTTGTATATGTCCTGGTATTTCTGAATGATTTGTAAAACTATATTTGTTTATTGTCATTTTACATTTCCTCTCACTTGTTATCAAGGTAGTGAAGCAAACAAAAATATTATATAATCTTTACTTACTTCAATCAGGCCAGATAGTATTTTACTATGCCACTAACTAATATACTAAATGCAATCGCATTAATAATTATTATTGCTCTGTCATGCCACAATAGACCAACAACTAACCAGCCAAATGCGCCCGTTGCTTGAGCAATAATATTCCCAGGATATATATTGTTACTACTAAGAACCATACCAAAGATCAGTATAATACTAGCTAACCATTTGATATACCAATCTTTAGTATGGGTTGGAGTTACTTTATCCATAATAATATTAACAACAACGTATAGTACTGTGTGGTTCTACAGGCACTACTGGCGGTACAATCTTATCAGGTTTATTATAGAAAGAGGGAGGTGAAGGAGGTGGGAAGACCCCACCTTCCTCCTGACTACATGCAACTGCAGCA